AGAAGCAATAGACAATTCAAATCCTAGTGAGGCATTGGAATGTTTAGGCACAATAGAAGAGTTCAATATATACAATACTAATTGTAATACAATGAAAGATTGTTGTAACTATGAATTAAATGTAATCAAGCAATACATTCTAAAAACACAAGAGAATGAAAATGCAAGAGCCTTTGGTAAAGATATTATTAACTTAAATAAAATCTTAAAACAAACAATAGATAAGCCAATACTTTATGTTAGTAGATATGACAATAAATATATTGTTCCACAAGAATTATTTGAAGAGCAATGCGATATTTTATATATTATTAAGAAAAAAAGAATAAATGTAGAAAAGTTTATGTATACTTTTGTTGATGTAGAAATGTGGAATTACGAACAATATTTATCAGACTATAAACTATATGGAACTGAATTATTAACTGAAAAAGAATTTGAACTATTAAAGAAATACTGTGGTAAGGAAGGTAAGAGTAAGTAGATTATGATACCAAAAAGAGTATTTGATGAACTTGAAGATTATCAATGGGATAAAGAACATTTTACATTTGAAGTTACTAAAGAAGATATAACTTCAAAAGATGGTAGAGTTTTATCTCAAAAACAAGCAAATTGTTTATTTAATTATTTTGATTTTAATGAAAGAAAAACATTGAATTGTATTCAAACATCTACTTATAAAGAAATATGTGCTTTCATTGGAGAAATATTAGAAGAATTTAAGAAAAAGATTAAATGGTATAAAAATTCTCAAGGTAAAGGTGATAGAGGTTTTGATGATGACCCTTATTATGATTATAATTGCCCTTATAGTGAAAGTGATTTATGTTAGGGGTGAATAGATTATGAAAAAGAAGATTAAAGATTTAACTGATGAAGAAATGGAAAAAATTTGTAATAAGCATTATGACAAACATAAAAGATGTGCAGGTTGTATTTTAAATATTGGAAATGACCATTGTATGAAGTATTTAGATTTAGATAAAGAAATAGAGGTGCTAGAATGGACAAAGGAACTGAATTAAAAGGAATAATAGGACACGTTAATAAAGATTTAGAAAAAGAATTTGAAGCGTTAGGGTGGATAGACGAACATATAGATTGGAATTGTAAAAAAATAGAAGAATTAAAAAATCAAGATAAGGGGGTTGCTGATATTTATGATAATGAAAACAAAATGTTAGTAAATATCAAACAATCCTTACTAAAATCACAGGAGAATGAAAAGATACTTGAGATATTAAAACCTTATTTTCAAGGAGCAATATTCCCTTCTGCAATTTATTTTCATTTTTCAAATAAAGAATTTGAACAAATAAAAAGGTGGGTAGAATGTCTAAAGAATTAGAAGTATTAGAGTGTTTTAAAAATGTAGAAAAACGTTGTAAAAACGATTATGAATATTGCATTGATTGTTATGATTATGAAAAAGAGTTATCTACTATTAAACAAGCCTTAATCAAATCACAAGAAACTGAAAAGGAAAATGAGATATTAAAGGAAATTATAAGAAGTCTTTTTGATAGAGGTTTCCCTTTACATCAATATATTGATAAAGATTTTGGGTTAGCAATCGAAGTTGATGATGAATGTTCAACTATGATTTTAGGTGAATATAAAGGTGTTGATTTAGATAAATATTTAAGAGAGGTGTTAGAATAATGAGTATGATAGAATGGGCAAAAAGAGAAGTAGAAATAGCGTGTAAAAAAGAAAATCCTAATTGGGATGGAAAGAGTTTTGATTACGGTTGTGCGTGTTATCAATCAGCTTTAAAAGCATACAATAGTTTATGTGAAGATGAACATAGTGGAATGTCATTTGATTTAACAAAAAATATTTTAATTAGATTAATGGAAGGTAAACCATTAACATCTATTACTGATGCTGATTTCTTTATTGATGGTAATATGCCTTATGAAAATCCAAGATTTTTAAAAGAAAATGGTTTAAAAAGCAATTTACAATGTCCTAGAATGACGAGCCTATTTAGAAAAGAAACTTTAGATGGTAAAGTAAGTTATATTGATATTGATAGAGTTGTGTATATCGATGAAAATGGTAGTTGTTGGACAAATTGTATAGTAAGTGAAATTATAGATAAATTATTTCCTATTACTATGCCTTATATTCCTAGTGATAAACCATATAAAGTCTATGGCAAAGATTTCTTATTAGACAAAAATAATGGTGCTTATGACCACCAAGCATTTTTATATGTAATAACTCCAAAGGGTGAAAAAATTGAACTTGATGAATATTACAAAGAAGTAAATAGAGAAATGGTTAAAATTTCAAAAGAAGAATATTTCAAAGATAAAAAGAAAGTAGGTAATTAGTATGAAACATTCAGAATTTGAAGCATTTATTTTTATAGGAACAAAAGAAGGAGATAACGAACCAACTGTTATTTTAAATAATGATGATGAATTATCTATTCGTGAACTTAGATATGATAAATATTTTTATAAACTTGATATTAATTTAGAAAATTTATTCTCAACTAAAGAAGCAAATGATTTACAAGCTGATGAATTATCTGAGCCAGTAGCCCGTATATTTAGAGTATACAAAGGAGAAGATTGGAGAAGAGATTCCATTTATGAGGATAAACTTATTAAAGTAAAATTTGAGGTAGTTAGAGTTAATGTTGAAGTTAGTCACTTTGATATTGATGGTTTAGAGTAGAAAGTTTAAATAAGGATAAAGAAAGAAGGTAATTAATAATGGATAATGAAACATTATTAAGAATAATTCAGATACTAATTAATAAAATTGGTATTGACAATTTTGATATATTTGATAAAATAGAAATATACCAATTAACTAATGGTGAATTTTTTGATTGTGAAGAAGTATTAGAGATGTTAGAAAAGTATGGTTCATTAATAAGACCATTAAATTAGGAGGACTAATATATGTTTGAAAATCTTGGTTATTATTTAGAAGGCTTTAAAAATTTTGTTGAAAATGGTGATGTCTTTTCTAAAAAAGAGAGAATGCTTTTAGAGTGGTGTAATTATCTATCATACCACACAAAATTTAAAAATATAATGTTAAATCATTTTAATGATATTACATTTGAAAGTAGCAATAGAACTTTTAGATTAGAAATTAATGATGACTATACTATTTCATTATCTTACTATTATAGAAAATTATATGCAGATAATGGTAAGTGTAAAGATTATTCTACACCAGATGATGTTTATGAAACTACTATTAAAGGTGATTTTTATACATTAAGAAAATGGTTTAAGAAAAGAAATTATCTAAAATAGGAGGAATAGATTATGGAAATAAAAATTGATGTTAAATTCAATATTGGTGATAAAGTTTATGTCAAAAGTCATAACAATGATAGAATGGATACTGATGGTGTAGGTATTATCGAAGGTTATGTTATTAATAAAACTAAAAAGAGTTGTAAAGTTTATTACTTAGTTGAAGGTAGAGGTAGTTATCGTAGAAAGTATCGTTATACAGTTGGTGAATTAGAATTGATTGAAAATAAGAAAGAAAATTAATAAAATTAGGAGGAAATAAAAAATGAGTAGATTAACAAAGAAAGTTGGAGATAATTATTGTTCTCAAAATGGGGATTTTTATGATTTGTATAATAAATTAGGTAAACTAGAAGATTTAGAAGAACAAATAGGTTGTCCTTTAGAGATTTTATTTAGAGCATTAATAGAGGGTATTTATCATAATGAAAAATTTGAACATCCACTTTTAGTTTTAGATGAAGATAATTTTAAGGAAAACAATTTTCATTTAGTGGTGGTAGGAACAATAGTTTATTTAGAGGACTATAAAAAGACTTGGTGGCTTAAAAAGGATAAGAGTGAATAAAGATGAAAGTGTATTACTTTTTAATGGGGATTATATGTAATGTTATAGGCATTGTTACAATGTCCGTATGGGTATGTTGCTTAATGGAACTTGTTGATTTAGAAATGCTAGAGAAAATATTTTTCCCCTTTATGTTCACTTTGTTTATTTTAGGTGGAGTTAATTTTTTCTTAAAATTTAAAGATAGGAGTGAATAAATATGGATTTAGAGAAAGCATATAATAAAATAGATAATTTTTGTTGTTCAAATCATAATACTCTACAAGGTAATAAAGTTAGATATTTAAATGATAGAGAAGAAACTATTGATATGTTTAGAGATTACCAAGAAACTAAAGATGATGATTTTTGTAAAGATGAAAATGAAATGGTTGAAGCATTAGATACTATTAAGAATCTAGTTGATTTACAAAAGAAATTTGGTTGTCCACTTGATATAGTTTTAAAAATAAAATTTGGAGATATTTATTATATTTATGATGAATGGGTTGATAGATTTTTTATCAATGGTGGTGAAATTTTTAAAAGCCAATTTGCAGCTTATCGTAGAACAGATACTGAGTTTATAGATAAAGTATTTAAATGGAAAGATTATGGAAAAACTTGGTGGGTTAATGAAGACAGAAGTAGATAAGATGAAAAAGAAACTAGGAGATTTGCCAACAAGAAAATTCTTTGAATTATGTAGCAAACAAGAAAGTTGCAGTAAATGTAAACTTTATAATAGAGAAAAGTTTAGGAAAATGATTTTAGATGATGTTATTAGGTGTTATTGTGCTGCTGATTTAGACCAAGAAATCGAGGTAGAAGATGATGATAAAAACTAAAATGTTAGAAGATAGGGTTCTTACTTGTGATGATACTCTTGATATTAAAATTAATAAATTTATTAAAGAAAATAATATAAAAGTTGTAGATATAAAATTTGCATCAGTAAAAAATAGAGCAACTGCTTTAATTATATACGAGGAGGAAGAATAATGATTGATTTTAATGTATATGATGAAGATGATTTTTATGATGAATCAGTAAATTCTGAATGGGATAATTTTTTTGAAAGTCTTAAAACTAAGGCAAAGAAAGAATTTATTGATAAATTAAATAGACTTGAAAAAGAAAATGAAGAGTTAAAAGATATTAAGAAAAATTATAATGCTAAGGTTGAAGAACTTGAAAGAAAATATGATGACAAACTATGGAAATTAGAAAAGGAATATAAGGAAAAAGAATACAACTTATATAGAAGACCTATTAATGAAATTTTCCCTTTTGTAACTAAACCTTATTATTCTGCAACCTATAAATATGATTATATTCCTAAGTGTGATAAGTGTAATGAAAATAGACAATTTATCTATATTGACCCTTTAAATAGAGAACATAAATTCGATTGTACTTGCAATAAAAAGGAATTTACAGGTTATGATGTAGAAGAAAAACAAATTAAGTTTATTAAAGAAATTAGTGTTAGAGATGGTAAACCTTGTATGTGGGTAAGATTTGATATACCTAAAGATTTTGATTATATTAGTGGCTATTTCTTTGATAAAGATAAAATAGTCCCAAGTAGTGAGGTAGATAAATTTATAAATAAATATTCCTTAATGGATAAGATAGGTATGTATGAAATAACACAATACTATTTTGAAAGTAAGGAAGATTGTGAAAAAGTAGTTAATGCTTTAAATACTATGTTAGATAAGATTGAACGTAATTAAGATTGAGAGGTTCTTATTTATGAGTAAAGAAATAATTGATGTAGATTTTGAAGAACACATTAAGAATTATAAGGCATTAGATATGGTTAAAAACTTAATTACATATATAGAGTGTTTCCCACCTGATGAAACTCATAATGAAAATGGAAGTTTTATTTCAAAAAGATATTTAAAAATCATTTTAAAAGAACTACAACGCTTAGATAAATACAAACAAGCATTAGAAACAATTATTAATAAATTTATATGGCTTGAACCAAATGGAGAAATTAGAGTGGGAAGATTTGGTGATGTTGAAATACCACTCGAAGATGATGACTTTGAAAGTTCAAGAGAAATTGATAATTTAAAAGAGGTGTTGAAGAATGAATAAAGGATTAGAGTATATTAGAGATATTAGTTGTTTAATATCAGAAAATTATAGCGATAAAGAGCCATTAACTGAAGAACAAAAATTAAGTAAGAATTGCTTTTTAGATTATTGTAAGTATATTGAAAAAGAACTACAACGTTTAGAGAAAATTGACAATGCAAAAACTGGTGAAGCATTAAAAGGTTTAAAACATATAAAAAAATATTATGTTCCAGAACCTTGTACAGCAACAACCTATAATTATTTAGAAATTATAGAACAATCTTTAATAAAAGCACAAGAAAATGAAAAGGTGCTTGAGGTTATTAAGGAAAAAGGTGTAGATGTAGGTTATCTTAAAACTTGCAAAACACTTGAAGAATATAACTCTAATTGCTGGAATGATGAGGAGGATTTCAATAAGAAACTTACCGAAGAAGAATTTGATTTATTAAAGAGGTATTTTGAAAATGAAAATAATAAATAGAGCAAAGATAAAAGGAATGTCACTAGACAATGAATGTAAAAGTGCAAAAGTATGTGTAGAATTTGATAATGATACTAAATATTGTTTTTGTTATGGTATAATAGATTTACACTATGATGAATATTTAGATAAGTGTAAGAATTGTAAAGCCTTTGAGAGAAATATGCCTGATAGAAAAGTAGACTTTAAAAAGGTGATTATGTAATGAGTAGACTAGATGAGTTTATGAATACATTATCTAAATTAATAACAATAACTAATTTAGATAATTATGGTATTAATCTTGATTATAAATCAATAAAGGAAATTTTAAATGATTATAAGAATATGTGTCAAGAAAATAAAAATAATGATAAGCAACAAGTTAAATAATTTTCTTGTATAATATATTTTGTAAGGAGATATAAAATATGAAAAAAATTGAATTTACACTTAACATACCTAATGAGTCTAATTTAGTAAACTTATGTACAGGTATGGTTCACCACGCTAGTGAATTTAAGAGTGATATTACTTTATCAGTTGATAAAGGACATAAGATTGATTTAAAGTCTATCTTAGGTGTAATGAGCCTTTGTATGTCTAATGGTAAAGATATTGTTATTGAAATTACTGGTAGTGATGAAGATGGTGCTTATATGTGCTTAGAAAAGTACACTAATTTATATAAGCAAAATTAAAAGAGTATAGGTACTCTTTTTTTTTTATTTGTAAAATATCAAGAAAATTGTATAATATTGAGTATTAAAAAATTGCTAAATTATATGATTTATAAATAAGTAAATTATTTGTCATATGTATATTAAATTAATAGAAAGTGAGGGGTACTTTATGCCTTATGGATATGTTTATATAACGACTAATACTATAAATAATAAAATATATATTGGACAACATAAAAGTGATACTTTCGATAAACACTATTATGGGAGTGGTTTACTAATTAATGAGAGTATTAAGAAATATGGCATTGAAAACTTCAAGTGTGAGATACTTGAATGGTGCAATTCATTTGAAGAATTAAATGAGAAAGAAATATATTGAATTGCTAAGTATGATGCGATGAATTTAGATATAGGTTATAATTTAAACAAGGGTGGAACAGGTGGTGATATTTTTAATCAATTACCAAAAGAAAGACAACTTGAATATATTGAGAGATGAAAATTAGTTAAAGAAAAAAATGGTACATTACATTTAGCACCTAAAAGTGTAGGTCATAAGCATAGTGATGAAACTAAGAAACTTTTATCTAAATTGCATAAAGGCAAACATCATAGTGAAGAAACAAAAGTAAAAATTGGTAAATCATTGAAAGGTAGAGTTGTTTCAGAAGAAACAAAACAAAAAATAGGTGATGGTAATAGAGGTAAATATGTTTCAGAAGAAACAAAGAAAAAAATCTCTAAAAATAGAGAAGGAAAAACCTCTGGAAATAAGAATAAAATAGCAATTAATAATGGCACATATAATAAATATATAGATGCTAGTGAGTTAGAATATTTTTTATCTATTGGTTTTGTAAAGGGGACAGTTAATAAAGGTAAACCAACTAATAGAAAAACTAAAGGTTCTACTGGAATGAGATGGTATACTAATGGTGAGCATAGTGTGTTATGCTTACCTGAAAATAAACCTGAAAATTATTATCTAAAATATAAAAGGAAGGAGGAACAATAATATGCTTCCTGTATGGTTGACTATTGTTTTAGCACTAGGTGGAAGTGCATTAATATCAGCAACAGTAAATCTAATATTCAATTTAGTGGTGAATAGTGTAAAGAAAAGACAGCAACAAGCAAAATTAATAGCAGAAGAACTATCAAAGAAAGATGAGGTTGTAAAGAGAGGTATACAAGCACTATTAAGACACGAACTATATGATTTATATAATGAGTATTATCCAAAAGGGTATGCACCATTAGATGTTAAAAATGATTTTGAAAATATCTATATGGGTTATCATAATTTAGGTAAGAATGGTGTAATGGATGGAATGCACGAAAGATTTATGGGATTACCTGAGTATGATAAAAGAGAAGTTAAGCAAAGATTAGTAGAGTAATCGAGGTATATAATATGAACTATCAAAAATTAAAATATAGTCAATATTTTATAGATACTTCAAATGACTATAACGATACTGGTGATGCTAGATTTTATATAGAATATAAAGATATTAAATACATTTATAAAGGTAGATTATGCCACGCTAATTATGAAGTTCATTATGAGCCAGAAAGAAATGTAATACAAATAAACTTTGAAGAAACTAATGGTAAAAAAGATTGATTTGTTAATTTTATGTTTGTAGAAAAATATTATGATAGTTTTATTTGGGAAGATAAAAAAATAACATTAAGAGTTCATAATGGTTGAGCAGCAATGTATAAAGCAATGAAGCATTATGTAAGAAATGAGTTTTGAGAATTAAAACGTAGATACCCTACAGCAAATGTTGAAATAATAGGTTGGTCACTAGGTAGTTCTCAGGCTATGTTATGTGCCCAAGATTTAAATTATAATTATGGTATTAAACCTCATTTATATACTTATGGTAGTGTAAACCCATTTAAGACAAATATATTCAATAGACATAAAATTAAAAAATATTTAAGAGATTGTTGTAATGAAGTATATAACTTTTGTGATGTTAATGATATAGTAACTTATTTACCACCTAGATTATTTGGTTTTATAAAGATTAAGAAAGCAGCATTAGATAGACCTTTATTATTTTGAAGATTATTTAACCCTTGAAAATATCATACTCATTATGATAATGATGATTTATATAAAAGAGTTTATAAAAAAGATAGACGTAAATCGTGGAGAAATAAATAATAAATTGTATAATAGAATAGGAAAGGAAAAACGAATATGGACTTTTATCAAATATTTTGAACAATTATAAGTATATTAGTTACTGGTTTAACAACTTGGTTAGTAACAGTAATTACAAATTTCTTTAATAGTAAAATTAAAGACACTAAATTACAACGATATTTCAACACTTTAACAGATATAATTCAATCAAGTGTTATGGAAATTAATCAAACTTATGTAAGTGAAATGAAGAAAGCAGGAAAGTTTGATAAACAAGCACAAGATGTAGCATTTGAAAAGTGTATGACAATAATCCAATCTAAGTTGACACCTGAGTTAAGAGATTACATAACTGATAACTATGGTGATATTGCTAGTCATTTACAAACATTAATTGAAGCAACTGTATATCAAGTTAAATAATTTATCTTTTAGTTGATGACTTAAGATATTAAAAGTAAAGGTAGTAAGATAAATTATAAACTTACTACCTATTTTTATTAAAGGAGATTTATTAATATGAAAATAGTAGGTTTTGAACCAAAAGATATGAATATTAAGTTAGAAGATATTTTTGTTGATGTTTATTATGATAGACACCAAAAATTATATTCATTATGTCTAAGAGATAAGAATACTCAAAATATCTTAAGTGATTATCAATATGCAAGAGATAAAAAAGAAGCACAATTCACTAAATTAATGATGCAAGATGATATTAGAAACTATTTAGATGATAGTTATAATTTAATTGAAGAATTACAACAAGACAATGATACATTTAGATTTCCTGATTTACGTCAAGCAATAGATTTTTATTGAAAAGATAGAGATGTACATATTGAAAAAGTATCTATTGACAAATTAGTGAAAGACAATCATTTATTAAATGATTGGGATTTAGAGTCTTATCACCAAAGACAATGAGATAATAAGAAAGCAAGTGAGTTTTCTATTGATAAGAATAAAGTAAATTCAATGAGATTAAGTGAAGTTCCTTATGCAGTAAGACATAAAGATGGTACATTAGAATTGGGGGATGGTAGACATAGAACTAGAGCATTATATAATGATGGGTATAAGTATGTAAAACTTCCTGTAATAACTGAAAATATGTCTAAAACTAACAAAAATGCCCTTAAAAACGATTTTCTTAGTGAGGATGATAAAAGTATCGACCAAGAAATAAAAAGCGAAAATAAAGGCGATTTTAACATTAAGGAAGTATATCATTGTAGAGCAAAGAAAGATTTTAATAGAGAAATAAAAGATAGAATAATATGGTTTAGTGAAGATTTATTATACTCAATGAACTATGGTGAAAATATTTTCACTTGTAATCTATCTTTACATAACCCATTTGATGTAGGTAATACTGATTTATATATAAGAGATTTAATCCCTACAAAATTCTCAAAAGAATTTATAGACATAGCAAATAGATTAGATACAACACCAGAAGAATTATTAACATTTGATAGTGAGGCTAAAAGAATATTAAGTATTGTAGGTACAGTTAAGTTTGGAAACCTAGTTAAGTCAAAAGGTTATGATGGTATTACTTCAATAGAAGATGGTAATAAGTGTTATGCAGTATTTAATTTAGACCAAGTAGAAGTATTAGATATTGACTTAGGTGAAGAATTAAGTGAAGCATTATCTCCAAATGAAAATGTGCCTACAAAAACAGGAAAAGCCTATAAAGTATTTAGAGTTAAGAATGGTAAATTATATCCACCTATGGTTGCTAATCAAGGTGGAAAAGATACACCAATAGGTGTATGATTAGATGCTGAAGAAGGTGAATTTGCTGGTCTATCAAAAACAGGTAGACCACAAGTAAAATCAACAGGAAGTGGTAATTTAGCATATAGACCTGGTTGGCATTTAGGTGATATACCTAGAGCAAAACAATTTGATAGATTAAATAAAGAAACAGGTGAATATGAATTCCCTAAAGATTTTGTATGAGCAGAATGTGATTATGCAATGGATATAGATTATCAACCTGAGGCAGATGAACAAGGCTATATGAGAACTAAGAAGGATGAACAAGGTAATGTTACTACATATAGGGGTGACAAATATCAACATTCACTTGCTGGCTTAAAGAAACTTCCACATCTCGGTTATTACAAATATAGAACTAACCCAAATCCAGATACAGTGCCTTGAGTAATTACTGGTCAAATGAAAGTCAATAGACTATTAAGTGATGATGAAGTAAATGAAATCTTAAAACAAAAGGGTATTGAACCTATACATAGACAAGGTGGAGATAAGACACTAAAAGAATTGGGTTTACAAGAAAGTTTTAAAGAAGATTTAACTAACCCTAATAATTATACTACTGAGGAACACAATGACTATACTTTATATACATTTAAAACTGAATATGGTGAACAATATGTTTACGAATATAAAACACTTAAAGGAATTATGTCAGAAATAATGGATAACTTTATTAATAATAAAGAATATATGAGTGATGATATGACTTTATATATTGAGTATAAAGATGGCTCTACTTATTATTTAGGTGGTTCATTTGATGATGATAAATTTAAGAAAACAGGAATTAAGAACGTTATTATAGATAATGGCACTTATGCAGTATTTGGTGAGTGAATACCTAGAATAGAAGGTGGTGCTTTATATATAGAAACACCTTTCACAAATAAAGGTAATAAAGAATTAGAAGAAGATTTAACCCAACAAGAACAAAAACAATTAGATGAAATAGATAATCTAGTTAATGACTTATATAAATTAAGACAACAATCAATTCAACAAGATGGGGAATTTGGTATAGGTAATTTAGTATTTAAAGAAATGAGGAATATGGGTTATTTAGATAATCTAAAAGAAATAAAAAGAAAACTACAATCTAAAGATATGAGTTTAGAAAAATAAAAAAAAATGTCACAAATATAATATAACTTTTGCGACAAATATATTTATTGTATAATACTTATGAGTATATTATTTAAATATATCTAGTAGTAGAATACTACTACTTTTTGAGAAAGAAAACTAACAAAAGAAAGAATTTCACTAAATCATACCCTAAAAGTATGCAAAAATGAAAGTGAAATTTAATGAAAGTGTTTTCAAGAAAACGTTTTCATATATAGAAAGGGGAAAATTTGATGAATTTAGATAATTTTAACCTAGAAGAATTGAATAACCTTTCTAAAGAAGAAAGGGAAGCAGTATTAAAGATATTAAAGGAATATTCCCTCGATGGTAGTTCTAAATATCTTAATGAATTAAAATATGCTGATTATAAAGAAGTACCAGTTGACATTGAAACATTCCTAACTGATGATAGATATATGGGAATTGCTTGGAAAGATGCAATGGGTAATTCAAAGGTATATCCATTTTGGATGGAACAACTTAAAAAATTATTCCCTAATAATTTAGACACAAATTATACAGTATTACTTGAAACAGGTTCTCGTGGTATAGGTAAATCAGAAATAGCGTGTGCAGCAGTAGCACCTTATATGATGTATAGATTAATGTGTATGAAAAACCCACAAGAACATTTTAACTTAAAGTCAAGCGATAGCATATTCTTTGCATTTATGAATATTGACTTGAAAGCAGCAAAAAAGATTGCAGTTACAAAGTTCCAAAAGAATATTCAAATGTCACCTTGATTTATGGCTAGGGGTAAGATGACTACATTTGAGAATAACCCTTATTGAATACCACCTGAGCCTATTGAGATAATTATTGGTTCTCAATCAAGCCACACTGTAGGAAAAGCAGTATATTTTATATTTGTAGATGAAATTAACTTTATTAGAAATCAAGATATTGATGTTCAAAAAGAAAAAGCAAAAGACATTATTGATACAGCAGTTGCTGGTACAAAGACACGTTTCATATATCAAGGTAAAACATATGGTTTATTAGCAGTAGGCTCATCTAAACGAAGTGAACAATCATTTATGGAAGAATATGTACAATTAGTTGCACAAACAGAAGGTGAAAATGCTTTAATTATAGATAAGCCTATTTGGGAAGTAAAACCAAAAGAAACATATTGTGGTAAAAAGTTCCTAGTTGCAGTAGGTAATAAATATTTAGATAGTTTAATTGTTCCAGAACAAGATTATGAAAACATAGGTGCATATAAATCAAAAGGTTATCAAATAATTGAAGTGCCTATTGAATTATTATCTGAATTTAAAAAAGATATTGAAAGAAGTTTGTGTGATTATGCTGGTATTTCATCAGTTAATGCAAATAAATATTTCAATGCAGCAATAGTTGAAGATTGTATAGTTAGTGAATATAAAAACCCATTCATTAAAGATGTTATAGAAGTAGGTAATGACAAAAAAGACCTTACTCAATATAAAGATTTCTTTGATATGAATAATGTTCCTAAAGAATTAATGCACAAGCCACTATTTGTTCATATGGATATGTCAACAACTGGAGATATGACAGGTATTGCTGGTGTATGAATTATAGGAAAAAAGGCTTCAGGTGATGAAACACCATCAAAAGATTTAGCATTTAGGTTAGCATTTAGTGTAAGTGTTAAAGCACCTAAAGGTAAACAAATTAGTTATGAGAAAAATAGAAAGTTTATTCGTTGGTTAAAAGAAGTAGGTTTTAATATTAAACAAATTTCAACAGACTCCTTCCAATCAACAGATACATTACAACAACTTGCTAGTGAAGGTTATAAGACAAAAGTTATTTCAGTAGATAGAGTAGATAAAACAGAGAAACACCCAATATGTAGACCTTATGCTTACTTTAAGAGTGCAGTATATGAACATAGATTTGAGATGTATAAATCAGAAAGATTATTTGATGAATTTACAAATGTTGAAAGAAATAATAATACTGGAAAAATTGACCACACTAGAAATTATCACAAAGACGTTCTAGATGCTTGTTGTGGTGCAACTTACTCAGCAACAGATTTCGCAGAACAATTTGCTTATGAATTTGGTGAAAGCCTAGAAACAATAATAAATGTAAATAATGCAGACCCTAATCAATTCAAACAACAAGTTATTGTTGATTTGGAAAATGAATTAAAGAGAGTTATGGGTGCTGGTTATCTAAATGAAGAAGGCAAAGATAATGGTTTACTTATGCCAAAAGTACCAGACAAAAAACAACAAGCAACTGTTGATTTTATGAACATTGCCAACGGAATTATGGTATGATAATATAGGAGGTTATTTTTAAATGGAAGTAACAAATAAAGATTTTTTAGACAAGAAAATACAAGCAGTACCAAAAGAAGAAAAGAATTTTGGTGTTGACACTAACGACACATTAATAGATAATATTGCTCAATCTGCAATTAATAGCAAATTAGACGTTACTGATTTAGAAAACTTCTTATCAGTTGCTAGAACAAGAGAATCTTATTATCAAATATTAGATAATATGAAAGATGATAATATCATTAAAGCAATAATTGAAGCCTATGCAGAAAACGTTACTGAAACAAATGAAGATGGTAGCAAAGTATGGGTTGAGAGTGAAGATGCTAATGTAGTAAAATATGTAACATATCTTCTAAAGGCATTACAAATAGATAAAAATATTTATAGTTGGGTATCAAGTTTTATTACTTATGGTGATGTTTACTTAAAATTATTTAGGAAATCAGAATATGAAGATGATTTATTTGATAGTGAAGAAGTAGACACAAAACAAAAGTTAAATGAAGCACTTGCTGGAAATGATGAACCATTAAAGAAAAAAATAAATAAAGAAAGTAAAGAACTAAATGAAGGCTTAAAAATAGCATACTTCCCTGAAACAGACCACTTTACAAATTATGTTGAAATGGTTTCTAATCCAGGTGAGATGTTTGAATTAACTAAATTTGGTAAAACAATGGGTTATATTAAAGCACCTTATAATGTAATTAATACTAAGTTATCAACAGATAGACAAGATTCATTGTGGTTAAATCAAATGCAATATAATGTAGTACAAGATGATGTTACATTATTCCAAGCAACTGATTATGTTCACGCAGTAATGGATAGTGGTGATAATAGAGTTGATGAAACAGTAAATATTTATAATGATGCTACTAGTAAAGATAGTGGCTTAAATGCACATACATATAATGTTAAACGTGGTAAGTCAATGTTATACGATTGGTATAAAACTTGAAGAGAAATGTCTTTACTTGAAGATGCTATTATTTTAAATAGATTAACAAAATCAAGTCTAGTTAGGATAATTCAAATTGAAGTAGGTGATATGCCAAAAGATATGATTAGTTCACACTTACAATCAATTAAAGCAATGATGGAACAAAAGAGTGCATTACAAACAAATGCTAATTATAATGAGTTTAATCAACCTGGTCCAACAGTAAATAACATATATGTCCCTACTCACGAAGGTAAAGGTAATATAAGTGTAGCAAATGTAGGTGGTGACTATGACCCTAAGCAATTAACAGACCTAGAGTTCTTTAGAGATAAATTCTTTGGTAGTACAGGTATTCCAAAACAATTCTTTGGCTTTACTGAAGATGGTGCAGGTTTTAATGGTGGTGAGTCTTTAAGTATTATATCAAGTCAAGTAGCAAAGAGAGTTAAGAGAATACAAAGTGAGATTATCTCTATGCTAGAAGATTTAATAAATATATTATTATATGATAGAAAACTATTCAACTATATAAATAACTTTAAGTTAAGAATGGTTACACCTCTATCAAAAGAAGAAATGGATAGAAGAGATGCTCAAACAAATGCTTTAGGTGTATTAAGAGATACAATGAGTGTTCTTGAAGATGTACAAGATATACCTACTAGATTAAAGATAATTAAATCTCTATTACAATCTATTACAACTGACCCTGATATTATTCAATATATTCAAGATGAAATTGATAGATTAGAGAATGAGTCAAACCCAGAAGGTGAAGAAAGTGAAGATAATTCAGGTGAAAACCCTACACCATCTAGTTTAGGTGGTGGTTCAGCACCAAGTAGAGAACAATCATTAGATAATGCTGGTAATGAAATATTTGGTGGTGAAGAAACAACTAATGAAGAGCCTAATTTAGAAACAAATGAAGAAGGTGGTGAAGGTAGTGATTACTTACCATCATTTAGTGAATTAGGTGTAGAATCAAATGATATAGAAGAACAATAATATTGTATAATAGTATTGAAAGGAATTAACTAAATATGATTACAAATAACGATTGTATTTTACTTTTAAGTGATTTAGAGAATAATGGTAATATAGATGCTGGTAATTTAATTATGAAAATTGCTGGTAAATCAAATATTGATTTAGATGTTCTAAAGTTTATAAATGATAATAAGCCCTTAGAAGTAATTGAATTTTATGAACATATAAGAAAGAATTACAATAAAAAGAAATCTAATCTATATATTAATATAGTAAAGGAGATAGAGCAACCATATGAGGTACTAACTACTCTATCTTCATTACTAACTCAAATATTATTATATAGTAAGAAATTAGAAGATAATCAAACTCTATTTTTAAAACATAGTAGAGCAGAAGAAATATCAAAAGTATTAGCCTATTATTTTAAAACATATGATATAACAAAGGCTATACAACTATTAAAATTAATAAAAGCAGACCTTTTAGCACTAGAAACAGTACAAGGTCGTAGAAAATAATGAATATTAATGAAAGAAATGAAAATAAAATTTTGCTAAATTATATGTATAGTGTGAACTATATTATAAAACTAGCACTTTTAATAAGTGAAAGTGAGGGAGTTTAGAAATGTTAGAAACATTAAGTGATACTAAATTTCAATATACAAAATTAACACCAGAAGAGCAAAAGGAAAGAGGTATATTAGGTACACTATATGGACCTATTGCAGATACAAAGCAACCAACTAGAAATGGTAGATTGTACCCAAAGGAAGCGTGGGAAAATGCAATTAACGACCCTATATTTCAAGAACAATTAAGAAATCACGCTGTACTTGGTGAGTTGGAGCACCCAACAGATAGAGATGCTATCGACCCAACTAAAGCGTGTATGTGTTTAGCAGACACACCGAAAATTGGAAAAGATGGTTTACTTTATGGGGAGTTTCATATACTGGACCTGCCTAATGGACGTATCTTAAAAACATTATGTGATTATGGTACTAAGATTGGTGTTAGTTCAAGAGGTAATGGTGATGTAACTGAGGATTACGATGGTAATTCTAGTGTTGAACCATCAACATTTGATTTAACTTGTTGAGATGCAGTAATTCTACCAGCAGTTGAGAAAGCAAGAATGAATTATGTTACAGAAAGCCTAGACCAAGATAATCAAAAAAAGTTAAGAAAAGCATTAAAAGAATCACTTTCACAATCTAGTGAAGAAGATAAGAAGATAATGAAAGATACATTAAAGAATTTAGGTATTAAATTAACAGAACCTAAAAAGAAAATTAATGAAGATATTAACACTCAAGAGAGTGATAATATAAATACAAGTTCAAATAGTTTAGTTGAAAGCAAAAACTTAGCAGTCGAAGATAACGAGGCTAATCAAGTAGTTAATCAATTAAAAGAGGCTCTAAAGAGTAAAGTCAATGCTGAAAGACAATTACGAGAACTTCAAGAACAATTAGCAGTTAGTGATACTAAGGTTAAAAAGTTAGAAGAGGAAGTTAGTAGGTATAAAAAATCTACTATCAATTTGAGTAAACAAGTTAAAGAAAGTAAAGACTTGAATGAAGAAAATCTAAAACTAAAAGAACAATTAGAAACAAAAGACAAAATGTTAAAGACTATGACAAATAAGGTTAAGTCTTTAAATGAAAGCATTGAGAAAAATGCTCAATCTACTAAGTCTTTAAATGAGAGTATTTCAAATAATAAGAATGACCTTTTAAAACTAAAAGAGAATTTATTATTAGAAAAGAAATCTCATAAAGATGAAGTATCTAGTTTAAATGAGAAACTAGAAAAAGTAAAGAAGGAATACGACTTAAAATTAAATGAGTCAAATAGTAAATTAACAAAATCTATTAAATTAACAGAAAAGTATAAGAACTTTGTCAATGCAACAGTTGATAGATACATTGAATCTAAGGCAATTATGTTAGGTATCACATCTAATGAAATTAAGAATAGATTAAGTGAAAGTTATACTTTAGATGATATTGATAAGATTTGTGATGATTTACAAAGTTATAATTTAAGAATGAGTAGATTACCATTCAATGTGTCTAAGGGCACAAAAATATCTATTACAGAGAACAAGAAATCACAAGTAAAACAAAGTAATCCAATAGAAGATGATGACGATGTTAGTGGTTTAGTTGATATGTTAAATAGAGATTAAAAAAATATAATAATAAGAAGGAAGATTAACAAATATGGCAACATTAGTAGAAAAGTATGCTAAGAGAGTAAACTTAGCAGAGAAATTATACGCTAAGCGTAATGGTGGTGCTCAGTTAAGTTCTGAAAAGAAGATGATTCTTGCTAACGTTTTAAATAACCAAGCACAATTCTTCAATTCAAGATTAACAGAGAATTTTGATAACTCAGTATCTCTACAAAGAAGTGATATTGGTGCATTTAAAGTCTTCTGTCAGGATATTACAACTGCAGTATTACCTAACTTAATTATTGAAGATTTAATGATAGTTTACCCAATGACTTCAATCACTGGTTCTCTATCATATATGGAGTATGTAAAGGGTTCAAATAAGGGTGCATCAACAGTTGGTGACTTAATTGATAACCCATTCAAACTAGGAACAGTAGACCCTAACTACACAAGTTCAACAGTAATTGAAAATCAACCAGTAGTTTCAGGTAAGATTACATTAAAGTGGGGACCAGTTGTTCCAGGTTCTATCGCATTTAAGATTGGTGCTGATACATTCTTTGATGATGGTAATGGTGTATTATATAAAGGTACATTCGCATCTAAGAGATTTGTTCAAGTTCAAAAGGATGCAGAAGGTAGACTTGAAGGTGTAGCAGGTCATTATGTAGTAGATGCTGGTACAGCTACAGCAGTAGGTACAGTAACTTATGGTTATGCTAGTTCAAAGGCAGTAAATGGTGCTATTTATGATGCAGCAAAACCTGAAATTACATTTACTGAGGCTCCAGTAGTTGAAGGTACAGTAGAAATCAATTACTTATATAATAATATCGCTATTTTACAACAAGATATTCCAACTCTTACAGCAGTAAGAAAGGCTATTACTCTTGAAGTTAAATGGAGAACTATTAGAATTGAATATTCTGCAATCGCAGCATTCCAACAAAAGTTAGAGTTTGGTTCTAATTTAGGTGATGACTTAAATGTTAGAGCAGTTTCTCAATTAAAGTGGGAAATTGATAGTGAAGGTGTTGATTTCCTAGTTGCAAATGCAACAGTTGACCCAGAAGTAACATTCAACTTTGCTGAAAGAACTGGTGTATCTTTAAAGCAACAAGCAGAAGGTTTCTTAAATACACTTAATATTGCAAGAGAAAAGATGTATGTAGCAACTCAAAAGTATGCTCCTAACTATATGGTTTGTGCTTACTCAGTATTACAAGTATTAAATTACTTAGATGGATTTAACCCAGCACCTTTCAAGAATAATATCGCTGGACCATTCTATGCAGGTACTATTCAAGATATTAAGGTTTATGTATCACCTAGAATGACAAGAGATACATTCATATTAGGTTTACACGATGGTGAGTTCAATACATCAGCAGCAGTATATGGTACATATATGGCAATTATGCCAACTCAATTATTACAATTACCTGATTTCACAACAACTCAAGGATTTGCAGTTGGTTATGACCTTAAGTTATTAAATAAGGCATTATTAATCGCAGGTACTATTACAAGAAATCAAGACGTTCTTGAGATTTCTACACAAGACTAGTAATTGCTTAATTAGAAATTAGAGATAGATTAATTCTATCTCTTTTTTTTATTTAAAATAAATTTTTCTTGACAAATTTTATTCTATCGTTTATAATAGTAGATGATGATATTAGGAGGAACTTATATGGAAAATATCACTAGATTTAATTTTTACAATGCACACCCAGAGGGAAAGAGAGTAGGTGATTGTGTTAAAAGAGCAATATCATTAGTAGCACAAATGGATTATCACCAAGTTCAACTTGAACTAAATCGTTATAAGAAGATTACAGGTGCTAAAACATTTAACTCAGATTACAACCCACATAAGTATTGTGAGAATGTATTATTTATGACAAAATTATCTTTCCCAGCAGAGAAAGGTAAGGCTAGAATGAGTGGTTATACATTTGCTAAGTATTACCCTAAGGGTAGATACATACTTAATATGGCAGGTCATTGGACAGCGTGTATAGATGGTGTTATATATGATACTTGGGATTGTAGAGATAAGTGTGTGTATACAGCGTATGCAATGAATGAACCTGAGGTTGTTGAAAGACTTAAAAAGGCAAAAGATGACCAAAAGATTTATGAGGAACAACAACGTAGACACAAAGAAGAAGAAAAGATGAAGGCTAGAAAAATCAAAGATAAGTATGCTAAGAAGATTAAGCCACTACAAAAGAAAATCAAAGAACTTGAAAAGTTAATGGCTAAGGAACTTGAAAACATTAAGCAAAATGGGTAGATTTAATTCTACCCTTTGTAAGCGTTTTAACAATTTAATTGTATAATAATATGCCAAAAGAAAACTATACTAACATTATGGAGGAGAATAAGAAGATGGGTATCAAAGAATTATTAACAATGTATTTAGGAAATGAGATTAAGTTAATGTATAAAGACTTAACTTATGTTGTAGGTGTATTAAAACGTAATGGTGATGATTTTTTTGTAGATAATACTAAATTAAACTTAGATGATATTAAAGGTTGGGACTTAACAAAATAAAAAATTCCTTATTTTTGATTTTTATTTTTAAGTTGATAGATTATACCTTACATAAATAAAAATCAATTTTAGGTGGGTTAGAACGAGTTTAGGAAAGGATTTGATATTAATGAAAATAGAAACTTGTGAACAATATGTATTAAATGAATTAGAGAATACTAGGAATGAGTTATTCTTAGTTAAGAAAGAACTTGAAGAGAAAGATAAGTATATAGATAAAACTTACTATAGGTTATTTAATAAAACTCTTGGGTATATAACTAATGTTGATTTTGATTGTAGTAATGATGGTGTCTTTAGTATTGGTAAAATTAGTTATGGAAGTAAAGAAGATGCTATGCTAATTGAGGTAATAAATAACAACCACGTAGATATAAACAATTTCATATCTAAATTGGTAGAACACAATTCTTATTTATTAGGTGATGAACATAAGTTAATATTTAAAGAAGAAGTAGACAATATTTTTATAGGTGCTAATCAATTAAATTCATTAATCAATCTTTTAAAGTAAAGGAGAAGTAATATGAGATTAAAGAATATAGATGTATTTGGCTTTAAGGGTGCAATTAGAGGTATGAGAAACCCTATGAATAGTTGGTACAAAGGTGATAGTAAGTTTGGCTATAATGAATATGGAGAAACTATTGACATAGGTGAGAATGACTTTAATCTAATGAAAAATTTAATTAAAGCAGGTGGTGAACATAGAAAGTTTCTAAGAATGATACACGTTCAATTTGACTTAGATGCACCTAGATACTTTTGGTCAGAGTTTGATACTTATAAATTTAATACAAAGAATAGTTGTTCAACAATGCACAAGTTATTATCTAAAGACCAAGTAATAACAAAAGATATGTTCCAATATTGTGATTTAGATGATGATATTCTAAATGCAATAGTTTTAAGATTAGAGAAAATTAGACAAGAGTATGTGGAAACAAATGATGCTAAATTACTTGAAAGGGCAAAACAATTATTACCTGAGGGTTATTATCAAAAGAGAACTATTGACACTAATTATGAAGAATTATTAAATATCTATTTTCAAAGAAGAAATCATAGATTAAGTGAGTGGAGAGAATTTTGTAATGAGATAGCAGGTTTGCCTTATTTTCAAATGTTTATTAATGCGAAAGAGGGTAAATATGATGAGGAAGACAATAAATAATTCAATTCAAATAATTCTCTTATTAGCAACATTAATAACTTCAATTATATTTTTATGTTTATAGGAGAATTAACGTGAGTGATAGAGTAGATAATTTAGTTCAAATGCTAGACACATATGTTGATGATGGTGGGTATCATCTAAATGTTAATGTATTCAATCGTGAAATGCTATTAGATGCACAAGCACACCCAGAGAAATATCCACAACTTACAATTAGAGTAAGTGGCTATGCAGTTAATTTTATTAAATTAACAAAAGAGCAGCAAGACGATGTAATTTCAAGAACTATACACGAGCATATGTAGGTATCAACTATGGAATTGTATCACGGAACATCAAGTATATTTGGTGAACTAAAAGAAATCTTACCACCAAGTGCAACCAATAATTTAAGAGAAGAATTTAGAGATAAGTTAAATGATTATATATTTTTAACTAATTCAACTATGTCTGCTTTTAAATATGCACAAAAATGTTGTAGTAAATTTGGTGGTAATCCAATTATATATTTATGTGAACCAAATGAAATAATATCACAAAATGGAACTGAATTTATTTGTGATTATGCAAAAGTAATTAAACTAATGTAATAGATAAATGAAAGGATAAGAAAGGGGTATATGAATGTATACTTTACAATTATCTAATCATTTATTTGTTGATATTAACATTGGTGATTTATTTATCTATAAAAAAGATAATACTTGTATAATAAAGTATGTTAGAGATGATTATAGACCACCATTAAATGAATTTACAATAGAAATAATATCATTTTATAGCAAAAGACATTTCATATTTAAAAGAGATAATGGGTATTATTGATGAGAAGAAATAAAATATTAAGATAGAACGTAGGTCTTTAAGTGTAGAAACGCTACCACCACTTACTGAATATTCTATCTTCAAGACGAAAAGAGCCTAGTGGTAGAGGCTTTTTTTGTTAATTAAAGTTTTTTATTATTGACAAATTAATTTTTATCTTATATAATAGTTATAGTAATACATTGTGGAGGTATCTATGTATAAAATTAATGATTTTAAAAGTAAAATGGGACAACAACTTGAAAGTGAGGTATTAGAACATATCTTAAATAATTTCTTTTTAAGTAGCCACTCTATCGAAAAGTTAGATGTAAGAAGTAATCTACTTGTTAGGTATAAAGATGGAAATGTAAATAAGAAATTAACTAAGGCTAACATTATAAATGATATTAGACAAAATATAGTGTTAGCATATTATAATACAGATGGTAGTGTTAATATTGCAGTAAGTGAATATAACTACTATGTATTTGAATATCAAGATGAGAATGCAAGTGAGTATGTTGTAGATAAGTGGCGACTTGTAACTTATAAAGAACCATCTTGGTATGGAATTAATATCTTTGATAAGCAACAAATGGCTAAGGATGGCTATGATAGAAAATATTAAATAGAAAGGAATGATTATATGGAAATTAAAACATTAGGTGATTTAAGAGATTTTGTTAAAATGTTAGAAGGTTTCAATGATAATATTACATTAGAGTTTAGTAATAGATTTGAAGAATTTGAATTAAGTAGTGAATATAAAATAAATTTACCAGATAACATTATTACTATACCTACAAGATTAATAGGTAGTGCATTAAAAGGTACACATAGAGTATTAGGAGGTAAAGAGTAAATGGTTATTAATGGTTTAACTTGGGAATTAAAAATAGGTGATAATGTAGGTGATAACCTTTTAGGTATAACTGAATTTAATGAACCAAAGATATTAATTAAGAAACAAGAAAATAAAGAAAATATGAAGAGAGTATTATTACACGAGATAGTTCACGCTTATTTATATAGTTATGGCTTAGCACCAACTAAAGATAAAGTTATGAGTGAAGAAGAGATTTGTGATTTTATTGCTAATAATTTAGATAATCTTAAATCATTACATATTGATGCTTTATGCGAATTAGATTTAATGTAGAGGTAATATGATATGGAATTAAAATTAATGGATTATAGAAATGTATTTACTAAAAGTATTGAGATAAAAGAAAATGAATTGGTAGTTATCTCTATAATATCAGGTGATTGTGTTTTATTTACACCAGAATATGTAGATAGTAATAATGATAGAAGTTTTAGTATATTTGATGGTATGGTTAGATTTTTAGCCACAAAAGAAAATATTGATAAAGCAAATAACATTTCAAATTCTTATGAACTATTAGAAATCTTTAATAACAGTAAAGAATATGAGATTGGTGAGGAGTGAAATTAATATGAAACTATTAATAGTAGTCGATGCACAAAATGATTTTATTGATGGAGTATTAGGAAGTGAACAAGCAGTTAAAGTAGTTCCTAATATTTGTGAAGAGATTAAAAACTTTGATGGTAAGATAATATTTACACAAGATACTCATTTTGAAAATGATTATTTTGAAACACAAGAAGGTAAAAAGTTACCTATATTACATTGTGTAAAATATTCTAAGGGTTGGCATATAAATGATGATATATTAAATGCTTGGTTTGACCATAGTGAATTATATCCATTTATATTAGAAAAATATTCATTTGGAGAATATTCTTGGGGAAGTTATTTAATAAGTATATTTGCTAATAAAGGTTTAGATTTAAATGAATTAGAGGAAATAGAATTAATTGGTTATTGTACTGATATATGTGTAATAAGTAATGCTCTAATTTTAAAATCACTATTTCCAGATGTAGTAATTAAGATAAAAGAAAATTGTTGTGCTGGTTCTACAATGGAACTACATAGCAAAGCAATAGATGTAATGAGAAGTTGTCAAATAGAGGTGATATAATAATGGCTAGATATAGTGAACCACTAACATCAACTAAATATGGTGAGCCACAAACATCAAATGAAAAAGTAAATCACCCATCACATTATAATGATGGGAATATTGAAGTAATAGATTACATTGAAGATAAACAATTAGGGTTTTGTCTTGGCAATGCTATTAAGTATATATCAAGAGCAGGTAAGAAATATAAAGATAAAGAAGTAGAAGATTTAAAGAAAGCAATTTGGTATATTGAAAGAAGAATATATGAATTAGAAAAGGAAAATAAGTAGATATGTTAGAACAATTTAAAGAACTAGGTTATGTATATCAATTACCAAAAGGTAGAGATAAAACATTATATCTAGTAAAGCAAGATAAAGATTATACAAAACAAATATTTATAGAGTATGATAAAAAAGAAGCAAAGATATATGTATATAAAATAAAAGATACAATAAAGAAAAATGACTTACTTATGCCAAAAGAAGTAGAAGCAATATTAAGTTTCTTAGTAGATAATGGTATAGGTGAGTATGAGATAGTAAAAGAGGAAGAATAAAAAATTATCTTTCTCTTTATTGTCTTTATATAAAATTTATGCTAAATTATATGATATTTCTAAAAAGTAATTAGTGGGAATAGAAAGGTAAGTGATTAGATGGAAAAGAAAAAGAAGAATAACTTAATTCAATATAATAGAGGTAAGGTAGAAGATAGTTGTGATTTCTTTAATTCAACTATGGGTAATTCAGATATAGCAAGTGGTGGTGTAAGTGAAGATAAGAAAAGAAAGATAGAACATAGAAGAATAGATGAAGGTGGTCTATCAAGATTATATAACCACATAAAAGACCAAGATACTTTTGCAGTAATAGGTAGTCAAGATAAAGATACAGGTGAAGATAGAAGTGAAGAATTATATCATACAATAATGAACCCTAAATATAAACTAAGAGGTTTTAATTGATTTATGGGAAACTATAAGTATGAAGATGGAACAGTAGGTAGAGAGAAATCAATTATCTTATATAACATTAGTAAAGAAGATGCTTTAAAAATAGGTAAGAAATTAAATCAAGAAACAATACTTTGAAAAGATGATAATTTCTTTGGTTATATTTATGTAGATAATGGTGAAGTACCTAATTGGAATAAAGGTGGTTTTAAAGGTCTTATGTCTTTTGATTTAGACAAGATAGAAGAAATAGGTGGTAGTAGTCAATTAGTAAATAAAGGTTGGTCTATAGGTAATAAACTTAAGAGTAAAAATAAACCATTTGTATATGAATGCTTCTTAATAGAACCAGCATTGAGAGATGGTTATGTAAGTGAATACTTAATTGATAGTTATACACTAAATGAAAGTGGTGAACAAAAAACAAAAAGATTATTCACTAACCCTCAAAAAATAAAAGAAGATGTAGTTAAAAAAGTAGACCTATCTCATTTACACGACAGTGAAATAAAGAAAATAATTAGAACAAATTATAAAGGAACACAAAAAGAAAGATTAGATTTTAACTTTGCTCGTAAGATAGATAAAGAAGCAACATTAGTAAAAGAAACAGATAAGGCAGTATTACTTCAATTAAATTATTATACTTGAAATAAAGAGAGAACTGACTTAGTTAAAAAATCTATTCTTGCTTGATTTCCTAAGAGTGCTTTATTAAGTCCTAATATTTCGCATTCAAATATAAGAGTGGTAGAGAATATAGGTCAACTAATAAAAACGCAAAATAGGGGTATTAGAGAGAGTGTAGAAGGGTATTTCACTAAGAAAGAAATAAATGAATTACCAAATGAGTTAGAAAAATATTTTCAAGAACAAAAAATACCTAAGTATTATAGTGTATCAGTAAATGAGTTAGAAGATGGTAAATATGAACTACAAGGAATTATAGACTATGGAGAGTTAAATCACGACCATAGATACTTTGATGAGAAGGCAAAAGAGTTCTTTAATGAAAAAGGTATAGAAGTAAATATAAGTGAACCTAAAGAGTATATGGGTGAAAGGGATGAAGATAACATATATTCAAGTATTCACTGCATTAGAAAAATATAAATAAATTGTATAATATAGTGGGTTAATATGTAGGACAATAAAACTCACTATATTTTGTTTTATATAAAAATTTAGAAAGTGTAGGTTGAATTATGAGAACAGAAGACGCATTAAAAAAGATAGTAGATAAAACATTTGAAATAGTAGGTAGTCACTTAGATGAGGAAAGACAAGCGAGAATAGATGCTGATGATGAACTTAAACAAGAGGTTCAACAAGAAATACAACCAAAATTAGATGACTTACAAGATGATATAGATACTGTATCAGGTGATTTATCAACGCATACTAATAATACTAATAACCCTCATAATGTTACAAAAGAACAATTAGGGTTAGGTAATGTTGTAAATGTAGACATTACTACTTTACTATATTCAGTATTGACAACTGGAACAACAGGAACAATATCACAAAGTGACTTAGATAAACTATTTAATGCAAAATACCCACTAATAATAAATGATAATAAATTGTATTATGGTGTAGGTGTAGATAGTAATAATAATCATATTTTTGTAACTAAGATTAAGAGTACAACTACTAATGATGTTTATAATATTCTATTAGGAACTATATTAGTACAATCAAATGGTAGTTGAAGTTTACAAGATGATACATTACTTTCTACTTATAATTATGTAAAAATAGATACATTATTATCTAGTTTACAAACTACACTATCAAATTCAATAGATGAGGAAACTACTAGAGCAGTCACTAATGAAACTATATTAGAAGATGCAATAGATACATTAAATAGTAAGATAGGAATTGTAGAATTAAATTATAGTGACTTTGACCCTACAACAGAAACATTCACATTGACACAAGAACAATTATTAGAAGCTGCTAAAGACTATTGTATCATAATTATTCGTGGTGGTGATAATGATATTACATTATTCAAAACTAATATGTCAACTTTAACTGATAGAGATAATTATGCTACATTTGACTCTGTGCCTACAAATAGTCACATTAGTGGTGTAGTTAGTGAACAATCTGGAAGAATGATGGTAAATATGACAACTGGTGTTGCAACAATTAGTGATGAAAGTCAAACATATTACACTAGTGATAAAGTAAATGAGTTATTAGATGAGAAACAAGACATAGTAGTAATTCAAGCAACTGGAGATGAATTAGAAGATTTAACTTATAAAGCAGGAACATTATATTATTGTACATCTAATAGTGATTCATTTAGAGGAGGTAAATTATATATGGGAACAGGAAATAACTCAATAGAATTACTTACTTCAAATACAGTATCAACTAACCCAGCAATATCAACATTCTCAATCTCACCTACTAGTACAGAATATGGAAATGCTAAAACAATTAGTTATAGTTATTCATTAAAGAAATATGCACAATTTACTTCTCTTACAATAAATACTGGTGGTAGTGTAGTAGATACTTTAACACCTAGTGCAAGTGGTAGTGGAACAATAACAGGAAGTTATTATAATTCAACATTTACTTTAACTGGTGTAGCAAATGGTCAAACATATACAAGAAATGCAACAATATCACCTATATATAGACAATATTACTATGCAACAGATAGTACAACAACAAGTACAGTATTATCAAATTTAAAGAATGTAACAAGTAGTACAACAGGTGTATCAACATACTTAGAGTCAACTAGAAAGACACAAATAACTATGACTACGGGTGCAAGTGCTTCTACACCTAAATATGTATACTTTGTAATACCTACTACAATGTCATCTATAACTAAGGTATCAAGTGGTGGTTTTGAAGTTCCTATCACAACTATTTCTACATCAACATCATTTACTAATAGTTATGATGCTAGTTATAATGTAAGAGTATATAGAACAAGTAGTATGATTACAAGTTCAAGTATAACTTGGGATATAGAGTAGAAAGGGGAAAATAAATTATGGCAGATATTAGTTTATTTGGTAAATTAGTTCCAGAATATATGGATGGTAATTCTACAGGACCAGTAGCAGATGCTGGTGCAATAGATGGTAGAACAAATGCTTTAAAAGGTTGGCAATTAGAAACTTTTACTTTTGAATTACAAGATGGTACAACAGTAACTAAAACATTTTTAGTTAAAATAAGTTCATAAGAAACTTTAAAGTGGAAAGGAGTTAATTATGGATTTTTCAAATGTAAAGAAAATAACAATTCCTGAGGGTATTGTAAAAAATATAACCAATTCATCAGGTCAAGTTATATGGAAAGCAGGATGAACCTATACAATTAATTTAGGTGCATATATAACTAAATTAGCATATTGAACAGGAAATGATACAACTAAAAAATATATTACTACTAATACAACAGTAGAGGTTGATAGTGGTGATACATTATATATCTCAACAACAAGTGATGGTTGTCAAGTAGAACCAGATACATTACAATATCATTATACTATGTCTTATGTCAATTCAGACATAACAAGAACAGATGAAGATGATGGAGGTAGTGTAGAGGTATATGGTATAGCAACACCTAGTTTACAAGTATATACTTTAATAGGAAACTATACTAATGGTAGTGTTACATTTAGAAAGAACTCAGTTGTAGTTACACAAGCAGAATATGGAAGTTCACTTACTTATACTTGTACACCTAATACTGGTTATCAAGGTGGTGCTAGTGGGTCATTAACATTGAACAATAGTGATTTCTCATTAAATATGTCAACACACCAAGCAACAGTATCTTTAGGTAGTGCTTCAAGAATAACTTGGTCATTAAGTGTAACTCAAAGTAATTATGTAACTTCTTGAAGATATAAGATAGATAGTGGTTCTTGAGTAAATAAAACAGGAAATTATAATATAACAGGAATAGACTATGCAAGTAGTGTAACAATAGAAGCATTTAAGCCTAGTGATGATGCACAATATACATATGGCTCAATTAGTGGTGCAGGAACTTTCACTTATGGTGTTGGTAGAACTACTACATTAAGTTGTACAAGAAGTAATGTTATGTATACTATTACTTGGAAATATCAAATAAGTACTACTAGTGGTGTTCAATGAACTACTTCAACAACATCATATAAATATAATGCAACACCTAACCCATCAGATGTAAGTTCAGGAATACCATCATATGTTTATAGTAGTAAAGATGCACAAGATAGACAAGCACTTACTGGTTATGATAGTTTAGCAAAGGTAACTGCATCAAGAACTATTACTGCTCAATATAAGTGGCAATATATAATAGTTACTCGTGGTACAAGATGTACACCTAGTCCAAACTATTCACAAGAGTCTTGGGTAGATAGTGGAACAGTAATTACATTTACTGCAGATAGTAATTGTGCTTTTGATAGTAGTGGTACTGCAACTTCAACAACTACTGTAACCTCAGCAGGACTAAAATCAAAAACTGCAAGTTATATTTATGTAACAATAGGTGGAACACATTGTAGTGCTAACTACTCTACTGGTTGAATATCATATAATGCAAAGGTAACGTGGACAGCAGATGCAGCATATGCTTTCGATACATCGAATACTACTACAACATATGATTGAGTAACTACACCTGGTGGTACTTATTCACCTAACGCAAGTTATATAAAGAGATATACATTAACAATTTCAGTTACAGGAAGTTATGGTGGTTATTCGGTATCAAGAACTTCTTCACCTTACCAACAGGCTTCAACTGGAGAATTATCTAGTGGCTCAACAATTTATTATGGGGATGTATTAAGTGGTAGTTCAAGTAGTGGTGTTCAATATGGTGCTTGAGATTGTACACCTGATGATTTAACATTACCTACAGGTTCTTGGAATGGTGGTGCTACTACTTCACCTTCAATTTCTTTAAATGCTAGAAATACTGCGACAGCAAATTTATATAGAAGACATTCTAGTAATTATAATTGGGTTCATTTAAGTTCAAATTGAGGAATTAATGCATCAACAAGTTTAACTGATACTGGGTTAGATTTTGATACAACATATTATTATCACGTTGCAAGAAATCAAAATAGAAATTATTGAGTATGAAGTCCAAGTTCAAGTAATTATACAGGAACTAATGGTGTTACGGGAAGTGTAACTGCAAGTTTTACATTTACTAAAGGTGGTACTCAAACAGAAAGTAATTGGATTGGTGGTGGTGAAACACCTATTTCAACGGGTTCACAAGCAACATATACAGTTACTTGGAAATATATGCAAAGTTATGATAATTGAACAACTGCAACTGAAACTTATGCCTATGGTTCAACACCAAGTAGAAGTGACCCTGGTACAGTAACATCAGGAAATATGCGATTTGTAAGTAATAGTTGAAGTGATTTAAGTGCTATATATAGTAATAGAACAATAACAAGAAACTATACACAACAGGCTAATATTTCATTTAGTTTATCTCATTGTAGTTCAAATGTAGCATCTGGATGACAAAATGTAGGAACAACTATTACTTATACTGCTAGTAATAGTTGAGCATTTGATAGTAGTGGTACTACACAAGTAAGTACCTCAGTAGTTTCAGGTGGCACATATTCAAAGTCAGCAATTTGGTATTATGCAACAATTACTGGAACTAATTGTACTACTAGTCGTAGTAGTGGTTGATATAATGGAAATGTAACAGTTTATTGAGATGCAAACAAATATTATTATTTTAATTTAGCAGATATAGAAGTATCGCAAACAATTAATTGACCTGGAACATATGGTAGAACTGCTCATATTATGAATAGTAACAATTTCAATTATGGTAGTGGTTTACTTAATATGGACCATCAACTACGTAATACTTCGAATTTTGATGAAGAGGAATGGGTAACATATTATCAATCAATTATATATGTAAAAAATCAAACTAATTGGAATCTTCATATAGTAGTAGGTTTTCAACCTTATGGAACTTCTTCAGCTTCCGTAAATTATCTTCCTGGAAGTAATGGTATTGGAAATGTTGGTCAATTTTCGTATGAAACTACAGATGGCTATAGGTCAAGTACCTATATAACCATTATATTACAAAAAACTAATTATCCATATGAGGAAATTACAAGGTTTGATGTTCCTATTGGTTCTTCTTGTTAATAATTTAATAATTGAAAGGAAAAATAAAATATGAATATTGATAACATAAAAGCAATTATTAGTTTAAATGGTATGTGCCCATCTACAATCAAATGAAGATTAACAGATGATTGTAATTATGATTGCAGTTACTGTGTAAGAAAAACATTTAAATCGAGAGAACATCAAAGTACAGAACAATATAAAATTGATGAAGATAATTGTATTAAGATATGCCCAGAGGTTGCTAGAATAATTAAGGAACTTCCTGGGTATGTCAAACTAGATTTAATAGGTGGTGAATGTTCTCTTTTAGACTTACATACTATTTTAGATATATTGTTTAAAGAATGTGGCGATAAATTAAAAAGAATAAATTTAACAACTAATATGTCAATGAGTGTTGATTATTATAATGACTTAGCACAACTATGTTATTCCTATGGTTCAGAGATAGGAATAACTTGTAGTTGACATAGTGAATACATATCATTAGATAAATTTATTGAAAAGTTTTCTAAGATTAAATCTCCTACAAATCAAAAAGGAATTAGAATAGAAGCAGTGTCAAGAATAGATAATCAAGATGATATAAAGAAACTAATTGATATATGTGAACAAAATAATTATACTTACTTTATAGAAAGAAATTTATTTGCTAGTAAGGAAGAAAAAGACATATTAATTTGTCAAGCATCTAAAAAGAAAAAAGATAGATATAAAGTAATAACATATGACAATGAAACACATATGTATAAAACTAGAAATGAATTTATAACTGCAAGTGATTGTGGTGAAGGTAATTCAAGATTTATACCAGAAGGTTATTATTGCTCAAGAGATTATGATTATGTTTATATAGATTTTATTCAACATATGGGAAGAACAATAGACCCACTAAGTTGTAATATAAAAGAACCTTTAAAAGATTTTCACCCATTAAAAGAGCCTTTAATGTGTCCTTTTAGTGCTTGTACATTATGTGGTCAAATAAGTTTAAGTAAAGATATTGAGTTATTAAAGAAAGGAAATTAATATGGGGTTTTCAATAACTAACTCATCTTTTAATAAAGATATTTCTTATGTAGAGAAAAACGAAGTAGGTGATTGTATTAGTGTTAGTAAGATAAATGATGATATTGTATTTACTACTAATTATGTTTCTTGCCCTAGAATAGCATATTGCTATTATGAAGATAAATTTATTTTTGATTTAGGTATTGATGGTATCTCTTGCTTTTTATCTAATTATTTCCCTAATGATATGTTTCAAGAAGTTACAGATAAACCATATTGTCTTTTTAAAGAAAGTGTTAAGATTGATTACACTTACAAACATATTAATTTTATAGAGAATTGAAGTAAGGTAATAGTTCATAAAGATGGTACTTTTGAAAAAGAAGATTACCCATTAAAACCTTATTCAATAGAGTTAAAAGATGCTTATGACTTAGTACATAAATTATTAATTAAATATAAATTAGGTGTTCAATTATTAATTGATAAAAATAAATTTGTACCTACTTTAACTGGTGGTGTTGATACAAGATGTCTTTCAGCATTATGAAGAGATAAAGGAATAGATACTTTTTATACAAAAGAGGTTAAGCAAGATGGTAAGAATAATGTTGAGTTAGGGTTAGCAGATTATAAGTGTGCACTTGAAGTCGCTGATAGATTAAATATTCATAAACATATCAATGATAAAAGAGGCTATGTAACTATGTCAGGTATGTATACTGAGGCTACAAGAGGTATGTATGAAATGGATATTAATGATGATAGATTTATTTATAAATTTATTCAACATCAAGTAAGAAAAAATACTACGTTATTACCTTTTGCAGATGATTTATTCTTACAAATAAAACAACCAAGAAAAAATGTATTTAGGTGTGTGTTATCTTTACTACTATGTCCTGATTTAATGGACTTAGAATATGTAGGAACTAAAAAGACATTTGAAAAATATAACAATAAACCATATACTTTTTATGAAGAATATGGTGATTATATAGATGATGCCAAAGCAATAATAGAATATTGAGGTAAAGATAAGTGTGATAATATTCTAAATGATAACTATTAATGTAAGGGGAATATTATGGGAATATTGAAGATTGAACAAGGAACAGAATTTGATTTTAATATTAAATGGAGATTAACTAATTGTTGTAATTTTAAATGTTCTTATTGTGCTAGGAAAAATAAAAGACAAAATACAAGTGATATAAATACAGACCAAAAAATAATAGAAGGTGCTATTGGAGATGTTGCTAGGTTAATAGTGTCAAACAATAAACCAACTAAATTAAGTTTAATAGGTGGGGAAGTAACTCTATTAGATTTACCTAAGATATTAAGTAAATTATTTAGTTTAACTAATCATTTAATTAAAAAGATATTTATTGTTACTAATTTTAGTAGAGAATATACTTATTTTAATAACCTTATTGATATTTGTAAAGATAATGGAACGATATTAAGTTTAACTTGTAGTTGACATAATGAGTTTATTTCTCTTGATACTTTTGTAGATAAATATAATAAGTTAAATAAAAATAGTTATTTACAAATTAAATTTGAAACTGTATGTACTGAAACAAATAAAGACAAAGTAAACAAATTTATAAACGTATGTAAAGATATAGGTGTTGATTATTCTGTTGATGCTGATTTAACTAACCCAAATGTAAATAATTTAATGATAACTAGTAATAAAACTAGTAGATGTAAAATAACAAAAGATGATGGCTCAATAGTTTATTGTAACAATATTAGTGAGTTACTTAAAAATTTTGGTGATTGAAATACTAGAATTATTCCATTAAAAGATTATTATTGTTCTCTTGATTATACTTATGTATATATTGAGCAAGATAAACACGTTGGGTATAATAATACTTTAAAAACTTGTAAATATAAAGAGCCATTAAAAAGTTTTATCATTAGGAAAGAACCTATAATTTGTCCTAAAGGTTGTTCTTTATGTGGTAATATGTCAGTATCAAAAAACAAAGAAGATTTAATTAAATAGTTGTATAATAAAATGGGTAATTATATGCCCATTTTTATGCTTAATTATATAAGGGGGTTATTCCTATGAAGACAGTTACTGAAGATATAAAAATAAATGATACATTAAATCCTGACCTATGGGAGAATAATGAGTTAAAAGAAGAAGTTAAAGAAAAACTATTAGACATAGTAGATAACTTCCTAGATATATTAAAAGAAGATAAAGTAAATATAGATGTAGTAGATGTAAGATTTTTAGGTAGTAATGCTAACTATAATTACACAGATAAATCAGATATAGATTTACATATAGTAGCAGATTTTTCATCTACACCTTGTGAACAGAATGTAATGCCACAACTATACAATGCTTATAAATCAATCTTTAATTCAAAATATAATATAAGCATATATGGGCACGATGTAGAAATATATGTAGAAGATGTAAATCAACCTGCTAAGTCTAATGGTGTTTATTCATTATATACAGGTTGAATTAAAGAACCTAATAAATCAACTATTCCTAATATAGATTGAGAAGAATTTGAGAAACAATTTGATGAATGAGAAGATAGATACTTTGACATAGTTGGTGAGCACAGTAGTGAGTTTGAAAAACAAACTGAACCTAACATAAATGAAGATGTCAATACAAAGTTACAAAATGATTTCAAAGGTGAAACTATAAGATTATATACAATTCAAGATAAATATGTACTAGATAAATTGAGAAAAGGTGAGGTATATACATCTAACCCAAATAGCATCACTTTCAGTGGTTATAAAAAACAATATAGATACTTAAGTGATATGTATGGGTTTAAAAACTATCCTATATTTTTAGCAGATGAAAAATCAAAAAGAATAATAGAGGCTAGTGGAATTACACCTGGTGGGTCTAAAGTTATGCTAACTCTAGATGTTCCTAAATCAAAAGTACATAAACATTTTTATTATACTTGGTCTGATTTCTTATATTTTACTGACCCACTAACTAAAGATATGGAAAAGTATATAGTAGATTGCATTAACAATGATTATCCAGTTGATTGGTCTTTCCAAAGAAAATATAATGAAGATGATGATGAATATGTATTAGGAATAGTTAAGAATGATATTCAATTACTAAAACAAGAGAAGACTGAATCAGATGGTAGTGATACTCAATATGTAATAGATTATATCGACCCAAGTTGGTTAGTAGATACTACAAGTGAGTTAGAAGAAGGGTATGGTTATAAATGAAAGCCTAATAAAGCACAAGCACAAGAGTTCGCACAAAAGATGAAAGAAATATCAGACTTTTGTAGAGTAAATAATATTCATCAATCATCAAGTGGTGATAGTTATTACTTTGAATTAAATGGTAAAAATTATAGAGTAAGTAATCATAGTGTAGAAGCAAGTAATCAAAATAGTGGTGGTCAATGACATAAAGAAGGTAGAGAGAAAGACACTACATATATTCACGCTAGTAAAACTAGAATAATGGATATTTATAATGCTTTAAAACAAGGTAAGAAACTTGATGGTAGAGGCAATGTAATTAATGAAAATCTTATAAATCATTTAGATACAGATATATTAGATATTATTAAAGATAATAAAGAACCTGAAGATTATATAAATGGTGGTGGAATTAAATGCTCAAAGTCTGCAGGATATAATTTATTAAAAGCATACAATGATAAAGATACTAAAGATATTAAATTATATGTAGGTGGTTTATCACCAAAAGAAAATGATAAGCCAGATAAATTTATCATTCATATGTGAATTGAAGTGGATGGTAAAACATATGCTACTCACGAGGAAAATAGTTATAGGGTTGCTAAAGAATATTTACAAATAGATAAATCAAAAGATTTATACTCACAAGTATATAACTTCTTAAATAAAGATGGGTTGAGAGAAGACCTATCACAAGAAGTAGATAGTGAAGGAAATCAACTAACACCAGAACAAGTAGAGTTCTTTAAGAATAGTAAGGTAAGAGATGATAAGGGTAGACTATTAGTTTGTTACAATGGGCAACCTGAAAATTATGGTGATGTATACAAAACCTTAAAGACAAGTTCAGTTATATCAGGTGGACAAGTAAAAAACCCTAATAAATTTGGATTTTTCTTTTCCAATAGTTATGATTATGCATCTACCTATACGAATAATTCTCCAAGTGGCATTGTTAAAGAGTGTTATTTAAATATAGACAGGATATTAGATTTAAGGAAGTTGTCTAATGTGACAACTGAAAGAAAATTTGTAGATTTCCTTAATAAACAAGGAGCACATATTTTGTGGACTTGCTCCAGAAAACCTACTCAAATATGAGAGTTTTTTGATGATGAACAAGGTCAACAATTCAAAAGAATTATAATGGGATTGAACTATAATGGAATTGTATTTCAAGAATCTGATTATGATACTTATGTAGCATTTAACTCTAATCAAATAAAATCAATAGACAATAAGAACCCTAGTGACAGTAATAATATAAATGAAGACCTACAACAAGAAGTAGATAGTGAAGGAAACCCATTAACACCAGAACAAGTAAAGTTCTTTAAGAACAGTAAAGTAAGAGATGATAAAGGTAGATTGTTGGTATGCTATCACGGAACTGATGCTGAGTTTGATGTTTTTGATAAAAATAAAATAGGCAATAATACTCATAACTATGGTTTTTATGGCAAAGGATTTTATTTTAGTAACTCATCAAATTATGCTAGGGAATATTCAAAAGAAGGTAAAACAAAAGCATATTACTTAAATATTTCAAACCCATTCTATTGGAACAATTATAGAACTTTAGATGATTTTAATGAGATTAAACAAAAATTAAATTTAGATAATGAAATTACTTTTACTGATGGTTATAGCCCATTTGCAATAAATATTATTCAAGATAAAGAAAGTGCTAATAAATTCACACAATCATTAATAAGAAACAATTATAATGGTGTAATTTTTAATTATGGTGATGATTTACTTGAGATAGTTGCTTTCTACCCTAATCAAATTAAATCAATAGATAACAAGAACCCTAGTAATAGTGATAATATAAATGAAGATTTACAAGAAGATTTAGAACTAACAAAGAATGTTCAAAAACTAATAAATGAACTAAAAGAATACAACATTGAATTAGTTGGTGGTAAAGAATTATATGATGATTATTCTTTAATATTAAGAAGTAAAGATAATAACGTAACTAGAAAAATAAAAGTTGCAAAAGATATAAAGACCATTAAAAGTTATTGTAAATATTTAAAAGATTATTTTAATAGTATAAATGAAGATTATGATTACGATAAAGTCTATCAAATAAAAGAACTATATAAAAAAGCATATGATGAATTAATAGATAACTCAACAAGATTATATAGATATAGAGAATGAGCAAGTAATTCTAATAATGACTATAAAGAATATATTTATAATGATTTAAAGAACAATAAAAAAGATAGTGCTTTAAACCTATGATATAATCATTATAGACTAATGACAGGTAATTATGATTTATCTTATGAAGATTTCTTAAATACACCTATAACTTTATATAGAGCAACTAATGTAAAAGAAGATGAAAATAGTAATAACCCATTCTTTAGTTATGCTCAAGATAAACGTAGTGCAGAAAGATTTTTAAGTCAAGTTCAAAACCTATATGGAAATAGGTCAGGTAAGATAAAAGAACTACAAATTAAACCTAAAGATACATTAGGTATGCTACCAAGTGATGAGAATGAAATAATAGTTCCTAACAATTCATATCAAAAAAGAATCTCTAATATAGAGAACATTGTTAATGAAGTAATTGACTATGCAAATAAAAATAATGTAGAATTACCTTACGATAGAGATGAACTATTAGACATATTTAAAAAAGAAGGTAGAGATACTGAAAATTTTAGAAAACATATGTTTGATTGAATTGATAAGAGAAAAGGCAAACTAAAAGAGTCAAAGTTAAAAGAAAATAATGATTATGGTTATCACGCAGGTGATTTAGGTAAGAGTGAAGGTAGACAACGACAAACTGGTGGTCGTGGAACAGGACACTTTGGTACAGGAACTTACTTTGTAGGAAATCCAGATAAAATAAAAGGTTATAATGATTATCAATATGGTAAAGGTAAAGCACCACACCACATTGTAGATTTTTCTAGTTATAACCTATACAAGCCTAGTAATAATTATTATGGACATAAACTACACGATACTTTAAAGTTATTAAATGATGGCTATAAATATTTTACTACACATAAAGATGACTTAGAGTGATTTAAGTCGCATAATATAAGTGCAAGTAAAAGTGGTGAATTTGAAGGTAAAGATATACCTGAAATAGTAGAACACTTAAATAATCTTATAGGTGAATATGACCCAATAAAATTACCTAAAGATATTAATTACAATACTATTGACCAAGAAGAAGATGAAGTATGAGATAAATATTATGATGAGTTAAAGCCACAATATAAAGATAAAGGCACTGGTGAGTTCTTTGATGCAATAGATGATAAGGTTAAAGAAAACCCTAAGTTTGTTGAATATCACAATTTAATTAAGATAATTAGAGAAGCAATAGAAGAAGAACTAGATAATGGAACATTTGATGGACTTAATGATTATACTAATCTAGTAGACAAGTTATACAATGCCTTAGAGGGTAGACACTCAAAAGAAGAAATACAAAACGCTTTAAATGAAGTAAATGATAATTTATATTCTAAAGTAGGGGATAGTTTATCTACTATATTTATGAAAGCCTTAGGATATGAAGGTGTTGATACAAGACATTTACAAGATGATGATGAGTGAGAAGGTCTTGATAATGTAACTTTTGGTAGTGTTATTTATGACTTAAAACCAGATACTATTGTAGAAAACAATATATAACAAACAGAAATGCCCTTATTTTTGATTTTTATTATAAAGATGAGTAAACTATCACATAACGAATAAAAATTGATTATAGGGCATTTAAATTAATTTCCTAATAATTTAAGTTACTACCTAATTTTATATGATTTTAGGTAGTAAAGTAGATAGAAAACGTTTTCATTAAAAAATTTTCAATTTACCCTATTGACAAGATTTTAAAAATTTGGTATACTATGCACATACTTTTCTTTTTGTAGGTTTTTCTTTTCAACTTGACTATACAATTAACTTTAATACTAAAGGATTTAATAAAGATGATTATAAGTGTTTATTTAACAATAGGTAAAACAACATTAGCAAAAGATAATCTAAAAATAGTAGATTTAGATAGTAAACCATTTAGTGAAATTAAATCAATATATAATGATTGATATAAGATATATGGTGATATTGCTTTAGACTTAGAACAACAAGGTTATATAGTTCTAGTTTCAACTAATTTTAAAGTAATTGAATATTTAAGTAATAAAGCACAAGATTTATTTGTAGTGTTATATTCTAATTCTTTACAAGAGTATGCTTTGAAAAAAGCAAAAGATAGACCAAATACTACATTAACTACTTTAAATGCTATAGAGAATAATTTTTATAAACATAATAATAAGATATTAAATTTATGTAGAGATAAAAAAATTAAATTTCATATTATAAATGATATAAACTATAATTTAAAAGACATAGTTGACAAAATAAAATAAATCTTGTATAATATAATGGAGTGGAAGGAAAACCAAGTTGACCACAAGTTAGATGAGAACTCCCATTAGTGTGAGAACCCTAAGTGGCAGGTAAACCAAAGAAGTTAGAAGGAAAACTAACAAATGTTCATCACGCAGGCTGTATGAACATTTAAAACCCGTGGGAATAGACACGTTAAACCTATTCCATTGGAGAAGGAAAACTCTGAAAAACCAAATATTGTTCCACCACCTGATACCATACTTAGTATGAGTGGACCAGTGAACATAAGTTCATTTTAAGTCGGAAAAGTCGGGGAACTCCAGAGAAGTACTCTGCAAGTGAGGGTTGAGCCTCACATAATGCTAAGTGGTAGATATGTAGCCTTGCATAAAACAATCCAAAATGGGTGAGATGAAAATCGGTAAGGAGCACCTACTATTATTAACAGCGAGAATGACGCTTAGAATATCATTCACTTGATAGTTTTAAGGGTTTGAATGTGAAATACCACGACCCTCACATCGCTGACCCATATGCGATTAATAAATGGTGGGGTTGTTAGGTTGAGAGTAAACTCAGGGTCGCACCCATAAATCTTGATGGCGACAGGTAAATCGTGTGGTTAAATGCGTAAAAGAATAACATAAGTTATTCCAATATTACTTATAAGTAATGTTGAGCCTTTAATTTTTATTAAAGTTAAAGCAACGTATTGCAACGTTGGGACTAGTTGTCGAGAAATTGGCAATAATATGTAGTTGGGCATATGTATAGGACTCCTCTTTTCGCATTACAAATACTCGAGTAGTAATGTCTTATGAGGTATTAAAACCAATAGTTGATATAAACGTAAAATATTCAAATATTTTCAAACGTTATAATCTGAGAAAGTTATCCCAAAGAAATAATGATATTAGGGTGAGATAACTAACTATTATAAATTAATAGGTGCAAAAGTTCAAATATTTTCTCTTTGAGTTTGAAATTGTCTTAGTTAAATGGATTTTGAGGAACAACCTATTAATTAAATTATTAACTTATTCTTGCAACTGTGTTGTTAGTGTAATAAGTAATAATAGTTTAGTCGGCAGAGAATCAGACTATAAAAGAAATCTAAGTACGTTCCACTAAAATATAAGAGAATGAGAGCATACAACTCGTGTCAACAACTCACAAAGTATGTATTTAAAAAGACTTCCTTGATTAAATTCAAGGCTATGCCTAAGACTAGAGATGGTCTTAGGTTCGTATTAAATACTTTATCTAGGTTCTAAGATTGGAATAAATATCTGGCTAAGATACCAAGACTACCTAGATTTATAATAAAAGGTTATAATTAAACATCATCAAGGAATACCCAACATTGCGTTGCGTGACTCCAGAACGGGAGAATAATAATAGGATTAGTCGCTGATAATGATGAACAGCGATTGACTCTTTCACCTCCACATAAGTGGTAACTAAAAGCAAAGATGTAAAACTAAAAATCACTCAGATGCTTGTAGTGATAGGTGTGATATAAAACAAGCAGACCTAAGAATAAACACCACAAGTTTTTATTAATTTTACTTGTAAGTCGTGGAAGACTTTAAACTCCTCCCTTTAGAATAAAATTAAAAGTATGCCAAACTACAATATCGTGAGATAGTAGAATTAGACAATCAACCGTAAGGTCTAATGGGTACTAGTGGAAAAACCCTGCGTTTCACTTTAATCTAATCTTAATGAGATTAAACGGGTATTATAAGAGGTTTACTGATGACAAGGGAAGCCTACTGCTTTTAAAGATGTGAGAAACACTTACTATTAAACTTTATTAGCACTGAGAGGTGAGTTGGTTTATAGGTGTACCAATAGTCAAAACACCTATATTTTTATTAATTATGGTGGGTGAATTAATATGAAAACATTACAAAATATTAAGGAATTAAATGATTTATTATTTAACTATTTAAATGAAGAATATTTTAAAAAGAGTAAGGCTAATTATTTATATATCACTAAAATAGATTGCATATATGATGCCGAAGGTTATGATGTTTGGAATTATGATATTTAT